GAATGATGGATTTTGTATGGTTTCTGTTAGGTGGAGCGTGTGGAGTAGCAATGATGGCGATTATGTCAATTAACGCTTATAACGCGGGTTACTATGACGGGCAAGAGGACCTAGACGAAAAGCAATAGTTGACCTAAATTTAGACGTAATTAGAAGGTGAAAAAATGGAAACGCCTGTATTTACAAAGCGTGAACCAAGGCCATACGACTATCAAGAAATGACTTGGGGGAAGTTCATTCGCTTGCGTGAATGGGCTAAGAAAACATCAAAAGAATTAGGCTATCCTATTTATCTTGTCGGTTCTACGCTTCAAAAAGAAGTACCTAGAGACTTTGATGTAGTAATGACTATACCTGAAAAAGAGTTTGAGGAAAGATTCGGAAAGCTTGCAGAATCTAACTTTGGAGAGATTCTTGTGAAATCTTTCAATGCTTATGTCAAAGAGTATTTTGATTGCGAAGAAACGCTTGGAAGATGTGGTCACGTTCCATTGGATTTTAAAGTTTATCCTGACAATTGGTTTCCTCATGAGGATAGATTATTGCTTGGTAAACCATAATCAGTTACGACTAAGTTCGGATAAAAAGCGAAAGAAGGAACCTAAGACTATCTTAGGTCCTCTTTTGTTAGGACTAATAATTCTAATCCTGGATTCTTTTCCATTAGTTGATGCTTGCGGGAGTCCTTTGTAACGTAGAATAAGATAACCGGAAACTTCCCGCCGTTGTACATCTGCCACATGTTCGTGTCCCGAAAGCGTTTGTACTTGTTTAGCTTCTCTATGTTCACGTTTAGTTTCTGCATACGGTCCACTTCCAGGAAGTACTGCGTTCCATTCACTTCAAATACAGCGTCCGGCACAATCGTAAATTCTTTTGTAGGAACAGGGTAGTCATTCTGCCATTTCCTCGGGCATCTGTAATGAATGTAAATGTCGTTCCGCATAATGGTATGGAGATAGTTTGGCGTTTTCGTTATAACTTTTTGGCAGCCAACTAACTCCCTCCCTCTTTTGTTCAGGTAGTATATGTTTTCAATGTCCCTGAAATGGTTGGTATAATCCTCTAAGTTCTTCAGTACCCTCGTCGCATTCCGGTTGCTCCCCAAATTGTGAATCGCTTGTAGTTGTGATCGTGTTGCCATGTCCAGCATCGCCAATGTGTTGAGGATGGCGTAGTCCCTCTCCGCTTTCTTCTGTACTTGCGTCACCATCTAAAATCAAACCCTCCTGAATAAATGGTTTTATCCATTCATCAATTTTATCGTTTTTGATAATGGGAACCTGTATTAGTTTCTTTAGGTCTGCTTTGTAAATCGCCCGTCCCCGCATCCCATAGCCTATTTCTTCGGCCCCGCTTTCATCTAAAATGACATTGGAAGCGGTAGAAGTGGGCAACCTAAAACTAATCCTAGCATCCGAGTTTTGCTTCACTTGCCGCGGTAAAATATCGCCTGTTGGATACTGCGAACACATGATAAGCGAGTAGCCTAGCTGTCCAGCGACTTGTGCGATAAACTCCAAAATGGTTTTGCACTCCCCACGAACCTGATCCGACTTCGACTGAGGGGCTAACACACTCGCTTCATCAATGACGATAATTTCCCTGTCGATTTTCTCGCCTGCTTTCCACGCTTCCCCGATGTTCTCGTATCCTTTTTCAGCGAAATACATCATGCGTTTTTTGATATCGTTACGGAGATTCTTTAGGTTCTTCAGTGATTCTATTTCATCTGTAGCCACTTTATACACCTGTGGCAGTTTCTTAAATCGGTTAAAAGCTAAACCACCCTTCAAGTCGAACAGGTGGAACTTCAGGCCATAGCGACGCTTCAAAACTAACTGCGTAATGATTAGTTTCATAATGACGGACTTCCCATACTTGGTCATGCCGCCGATAATCATGTGGGGCGTATCATTAAAGTCATGGAAAACTAGGCCGTCATGGTCCACTCCGATAACTACCCTATACCCGCTACATTGGTTCAGCCATTCAATATCGTAAGGAATTTCTGTAGATAAACGCTCGTTGTAAATCTTAATAAGGATCACGTTCGCCCCTTTATCCTGAACTAGCACGTCTTTATTCAGCGTTCCCTCCAGGATTAGGTCAAGGGGTTTCTGTTCCATTAACGAACGATAGGTCATGCCAACAGGCAGTTTATACAGATACCACTCTCCCCAATCCTTTACACCTTTTTTCATCAGGGTAGGGAATTTAATGGATTTCGGCTGCCCGTCTTTCCCCCTGTCAATGACTGCTATCGTACAATTTTGAAACACTTTTTCAATATAGTTCTTACGGCTGTTCCTACCCGACAACTTATTCTGCACATACAGCACCCCTGATGCCGCCGCGCCGAACGCCAAAAATTCCAACAAGACAAACACCCCCGAAATTTCGGAAAATAATAGTCCCTCTCCAAAAGAACAATCAAAAAATAAGCAATCCCTACAACCACCTAATGTCCACCACTACCGAGCAACCAACCTAGCGAGAAGAATTATAGGAATGTTCTCGCCGCAGTCACAATCACCTTGAAACAGATATACAATCCATACCCATACACACCTAAATAGGTTAGCTTATTTAATGTTTCTGCTAAATCTTCTTTCCCTTTTTTGAATAATATTGTCTCCGCAATTCCCGAAGCAATTAGCGTCCCTGAAGCACCTAACAAAGTTGCAAATGTAAACATTATTCATCAACCTCCGCATTATCTTTTTGGCATTTCCAAATGATATGGTGAATTAAAAAATTTTGGTATTCCTGGAGTAGAGCAACTATCTCAATAGCCCCAAGTTCGTTTTGGTCTTTCCATTCATCAACCATTTTTCCGAATGTAGCCATAAGCCCCATTTCCCTTAGTTCTTTAGGTGTTTTCGGTACGTGAGCCATTACTCCCACATCCTATCTATAATTTTGTTTTCAATGTTCTTGTAATAATCAACTCTTGTGGCATCCCATTTATACAAATGATCTAACACGATTTCCTGCTGCTGTTTCGTCTTTGCTTTATCCGCTAGTTCCCTTAGTTCTGATACATCATACAGCCACCAGGACTTTTCCAGTTGCCGGTACGGGTCCTGTTCTTTGGCTTGTTTCACGCCTTGAAAGATGGACCATACGAAATCGTTAAAGCCCATGTATAAGAATCCCCCTTTCTGTCTAGGCTAATGCCTATCGGTAGGAACATTCTATGCACGTATTCCGAAGAAGATTCCTAAAAGGAGGAAAAATTTTTATGTACGAAACGTATACTTGTCCAAGTTGGGAAACGGAATGGATACCTAAACGGAAGTCCAGTTATGAATGTGAATTTTGTGGAGTGGAGTTGCAGGATTACGAAGTGTTTTTAGTTGGAGGAAAACCTTATTGTGGATGCTGTAAATAAAAAAGAACCCCTTCTCGCACGAGGGGTTCTTCGGAAATACTTGTGCAAGAAGTATTTCCTTCAAAGATTACTTTAGGACAAGCGTCGACTTTGTCGAGGAGTCGAATGCATTGGATATAGTTAATATACCACAGTGTAATGGAAAAAGCAAGAAAAAAGGGCAGTTAACAGCTGCCCTTTCGTGCATAACTCACGACACTGAATCATCATTATCTTTGTGGAGGAAAACGATGAAAATTACCCTACCTTTATATTACATTATTGGTAGAAACTTGTCTACTTATTTTTTAAATCTTTTAAATAGGCATCCGCTTGTCTAGCTTCTCTAGTTACACTATTATTTTTCCACCAAGCCCACAATGAGATAATAAGCGTTACGATCAGGGTTACTTCTTCTTCCCCGATAACAGGGAGTTGATTGTATCCCTTAGATACTAAGAAGGTATTAGCCCACGAAAGAACTAACAAGATAGTACGCACGGCTGTCATTTTATCCACGGAACAACGCCTCCCATGTGTTTTTACCAATGATAGCATCCTGACCTAACCCTCTTGAACGTTGGAAAGCTAACGCGGCATCGGCAGTGTTACGTCCAAATACACCGTCAATGCCTTGCGGGTCAAAACCTAAACAATAAAGAATAGCCTGTCCCACATTCGTAAGCATACCTTGTGAGCCAATACGGATAACTTTTGCAGCGGCTTTTGATTTAGGCCCGAATATACCGTCTGCTGTTACGCCGACTTCACGCTGATACGCTTTGACCAATGCTGTTTTAGTTTGCGGCCCGAAATAGCCATCTTCTGCGATCCCTGTACCGTAATTCACGTTTACCCAATGCTGGATACCGCGGATCGTAGCATCCCCGCTAGGTTTAGGTGGTTCAGGAGCAGGAGCCGGTTGCGCAACGGAAGCAGGAGCAGGTTGGGATTGTTCTCCTCTTAGGGCTTGTCCAACCTCAGACCTAAACATGTCCATTGTCTTGCCGTGTAGTTTCCACCAATGAGCAGGGTCCGCATGATTGCTCGCTACCCCTAACTTATACCCCTCATAATGAGCGATAATGTTCTTTTCAGTAAGACCAAACTGGCGACATAGGCCAGCATATAATTGAACACCTCTAGGCCATATCTTATCTAGGTACTCCCTGTCGTTGTAGTCCTTTGGTTCGCACCACTCAATACCAATGTGCGTATTGTTTGCTGCCCCTCCTGCGTGCCATCCCCTATGGTTCCAAGGAAGGTATTGGTAACATTCGTTAGCATCTAGAAAAGCGTGTACACCTTTTTCGATACCGGACTTATTCCATCTGTCGTACCAAGTAGCTGCCATAACTCCAGGTGTTGCTGTACTATGAACCATTAAACCCTTTACAGTGATCTTTCTTCCCGCTTTGTAACAGTCATTTGAAGTCATAAACTTTTGGATGATTTCCATTTAAACCCCTCCTTTTATTACCCAAAAAACTAAGCCGATAAGTCCTCCTAGAACTGCGCCAACACCTGTTGTAATCAAAGCGCCTGTAAAAGCGCGTCTTAACCATTTTGTATCATCACGAATTGATTTTATATCATCTTTAATCCCTTTAACGTCGCGTTCTGTTACCGCTAAACGGATTTCCATATCCGACACCTTCTGTTCCAGTTTAGAAACTCTCGCTTCCATACCACCACCGCCAATAAAAAGATAGAATAGTAGCCCATTCCTACTACTATTCTATCAACCATTGTCAAAATTTACTAGAGTTATTTGCGAGATTCTTGCGGTGGAGCCTTGAAATATCGGCTATCCGGTGAATAATATCTGTCCTGAAGCGGATTTAAGTTCTGAAGCATTGCGTCTAACTTGTCACTATTACTGCGGTCAAGAAGCCAATCTAGCGAATAGTTAGTGTACTTCCCTGCGTCCCCACCGTATTGCTGTGTTAGGTACTGTACGAAGTCCGCATTAGGATTATTACCTAGACCGTTCTTATATAGGTCAAGCGTCCAATCGTTCGCTTCTGCATCAGCACCTTTGAAGTGAGCGCCGAAGGAGATAGGTTTTTGATTGAATCCGATTTTGTTATTACCTAGCACTTCTGCACCTGGCGTAGCAACCGTTCCAGGAAACTGCATGTTCTGAAGCGGAGTAACGGAACCATCCTCATTCGGAACAAAACCTTGCGCCGCCATACCGCCTTGATACGGAACAGATTCTTTCGCCAACAAGCGCAGGGAATCGTTTAGGTCCTCACCCTTTAAGGCCGCTTCAATCGGGTTAGATATCAGCGCTAGTTCCTGTAACTTCGGTAAGGCAATTACCTTTCCGTCCCTCACAAAGATGTAGTTAAACTGCTTTGTATAGTCAGGAAGTCCATCGTATACTTCACGGTCCGAGTCACTCATGTTGTCGTGCATCATTTTCTCCGCTGCAACAAACGGCGCTACAATACCCATTGTCTTTATCAGTGTTTGCGTTGGTCTTTCGATAAAGGACCTAATGACTTTATCCTTTGACTGAGTGGTCGTATTAGCAAACACGACATACTTACGAATGGCCTTTGCTACACCACCGCGGCCTGCGCGGGAATAGTTGATTACGTCACGGCCCCTGTAGACCTGTTCACGCTTTAGGTCCTGTTGGAACTGGCGGAGTTGACTTTCGATCTGTTGCTTTTCGGCATTCAGATTATCAATCCCCTGCAACCTAGGGTCGAATGGGTCGGTTACGCCTTGTGCCTGTGCCAACTGCTCGTCAATCTGACCTAATCGGTCTTGGAGACTTTGCATTTCCTGACCATGCTTCTTCATAAACAAGCGCTCGGTTTCCTTCACTTCAATGTCACGCGGAATATCGTCGGTAATCTGACCTAGTTTCCTAGCAGGTGTAGTTAAGATATCGTACACTGTTTTAACTAACTCTCCCATGCTTTTCTTGTCTTTTACGACGGTCATTCCTGACTGTTTAGCGTACTCCTGCGTGATTTTAGTCGGGTCCATTCCTGCCGTATGTTCGTTATAAGCGTGTTCGAAGTAAGCGCCAACCTTTTTTGCGTCAGCATTTTTGTTCTTGACGGCCTTCATGACTTCCGTAAAGTATCTAACCGGATTACCGATTTGGGAAGTCAAGTACGCCTGTGTCATATCACGCGGCGCTGCTGTTACTTGATACTCAAGGGAAGTGGTCTTTAGATACGAATACAGACGAGTCAACTTCATAATGTTGTCTATGTCCATAGGCTGCTCGTTTTCTTTCAAGGCTTTCATCATATCCGGTTGCATACGGACATACTTTTTCGAACCATCAGGAAGCGACACTTCGAGGCCACCGCCATCATCAAACTGCTTTTTGGAAATGACTTTGGCAAACAATCCTTCAGGGTCCATTTCAGCTAACCGATATGCTTGTTGTGCAGTGTCATTACGGTAGGCGTTTTTGAACAAGACGAATGAGTTCTTCATGATTGTTTCGATTGGGTTCTTGTAGAAAGTCTCCACATCCCCGTTATGCAGGCTGTGAACAATGCCTGGATTAGAACGTCGTCTTGCGGACTGAGCGTTACCAGCTAACCCTGCGTCAATGTTATCAAGGTTTAGTTCCCTTGCCATCGGAATATAGAAAGGATTTTCACCTAACGCCTTGTATGCTTCCTCATTAACTAAGCCGTAATCGCGCATCACATCTCGCCACTCTTGCGTCAGGTTACGCATTTCCTGAGTGAAGGCTTTATATTCAGGTCTAGCATCGCCTGCATTAATGATGCCAATAACACGCTCCCAGTCCCATCCTTCAGGCAATTCGTAGTCAGGCTTGCCATTGTTTCGAATCCAGTCTAAGTTCTTCGCCATTTGGTATTCAAGGGCCTTTGTAACTTCTTCAGGCTTACCACCGACTGTCGCTGCTAACCTAGACATATGATTATCTAAGAAATTCTTAGCCGCTGCACTTGAAGCCGCTTCATTTCCTACGGCTTTCTCTAGGTCCGAACCATACCGTTTTACGTTCTTTAACTGCGTAGACAGTTGCTTCGCTAAGTCGTGGTTGCCTGCTTCTTTTGCATCCTTAACTTGTTTCATCAAGGTTTGCATTTCTGCTACCTTAAACCCGTGATTCTTGTTGACATAGTTCTCATAAAACTGATTGAGTTTGCGTTTGATTGGGTTCGCAATAGTCTCAATCGCTGTCTTTGATTGTGCAGGGCCATCAACATTAATAAGTGGATTAGTCTCCGCTTCATTGAAATGTTGAAGGTTCATACGTAATAACGGATCGGCGGCTACTTCTTCCGCCGCTTGCGAGGGAGTAGATTCGGGCGGATAGAACCTAGTTGAGCCATCCGACTGCACTTCTTCTCTAAAAGTTGGGTTTTGCTTACGGAATAATTCAGCCGCAGCAGGATTTTTATACTCTAAAAATCCATTCTCTTGTAAGAGTCTAGCCCTTTCCGCATCAGCCGCCGCCTTAAATCCGCTACCCATATTTGCAAACGTGTCTGTAATCTGCTGCGCTTCTTGACTGACAGGTTTATCGTTTGAAATTAGACTAGCTAGTACCTGTTCAGGCGCTTGTGAATTGTTCACATTCTGCAATTTAGGATTGTCTAATAAACTAAGCAAATCGTCCACGCTTCCAACAGGAGGGGCTGTGTTTACAGGCGGAAGTTCCCTTCCTGCCGGACGACCTAACGCATTTAGTTGGTTTAATGCTTCCCTGATTTTCGGATCGCTACGTAGGGAACCTAACAAATTTGCCTGTCCATCATTTTCCCGTTCCGCTAGTTTAATTAAATCGTCAAACGTTTTAGGATCATTCGCGCCTTTAGCCCTACTGTAAAGTGCGTCGATATTACTTCTAGATTTAGGGTCTAATAGGTCTGCAATTAATTGGTCTAAGGCATCGGCTTCCCCTGATTGAGCAAATTTACTTCTAGCTTCATTCTCTAACAACTTCCAACCATCTTCAGTTATAGGCCGGTTATTGGCAGGCGTTAAATCCTTCAGCCTTAGTTTACTATCTGCGTCAATTTGCTTTAGGTATTGAACAGCTTCATCTACAGAACTAAACCCTTCCTGGTCTGCGAAGGAATGAATGTCATTAGAGTGCCTGTCCGTTAAAGAAGCGCGAAACTGTTGCGGAATGCCATAGTCCTCACGTTCTCCTTTAGGTACGTAAATCTTACCGTGAGTGCTTTTAATACGTTCCGATTCATCTTTTGCTTGTTTAATAACGGATTCCCATTTAGCTTGAGCGTTAGCTGCTTGTGTTTGGTTTGCAACGTGCGGTTCTAACTCTCGTTGGACGAAACTATTTTCTAGCGCATCCCTTTGATTAAAAGCATCTTGAACAGTGGAAAACGTGTCCGTGTTTTCTTGATCGCGCATCGCCTTCTGAACATCTAACACTCGTTGGTTGTAGAAATTCTTTGGAGTAGGCGGTTGGTCTATTTGATTCAGGATATTATCCGCTAGGTTGTTGATGTTTTCCTTTTCATATCTAGCGACGTTCGCCTGTTGTGGTCCTCTTGCTTGCGGACCGTTTCCTCTTTGACCAAAGTTAAATAACGGGTCTAACAACGCCTCCTGGATGCTGGTATCTCCAACTTCAGGTAGTTGGTCAGGAGCAAAGTCATTCATTGTTTGCTTCAATTCATAAGGTATCGGCGCTTCGTTTGGTGATGCTCCTATCTCTTGCGCCACTCTCGACGCTTGTGCTGCTTCTTCTGCCCCTCTTACCGCTTCCGCCCCTCTGCCTGCACCTCTTAGTGCTTTAGCAATACCACCAACTCCGAGTAAGTTAAGCGGATCAAGCAACACTTCCGTTCCCATACCGGCTGTTTCAGTTCCTATTTTTCTTCGTACTTCATCTTTTTTGTCTTTCGGAACTAACATAGAAGCCGCGTTTCCGATTGCCCCTGTTGAACCAATAGCTATGTCACCTAGTATCTTAGCAATTGCGCTGTCGGTTTTGTTATTCTCAGGGTCAAACCCGAATGTTTGGTTTAGTTCTGTGCCGGACGTATTCATCTTGCCTGTGAATCCTGCCTTAGCGCCTTCTAGGAAACTAGAACCTTCTGCCTTGTTTTTGATACCGGAGCGAAGGGCATCCCACGGACGGTCTGCGATTTCGAGTGCCTTTATCACACCATCAGCGAATTTATTCCCTGTCTTTAGTTGTTCATTTTCGTTATCTTTTTCTACGTAATCCTTATTTGTTCGTCTTTGGAAGGCTTCTTCCGAACGCTTCGCAATGTCCGCATCTTCCTGAGCGCGGTAGTCTGCGATGCTGTTCTGATAGTCCGTACTGGTTTTGATGTTCTTTGTCATTTGGTTAAGAATCGCATCAATACGGTCTACCTGAGTCGTAGCACCTTGCCCTTGTGGAACAGATGAACGTTGGTCGACGGTTTTATCCTTCTTCAGTTTCGGACCAGGAGCCACAGAATCTTCCTGAAAATCTAAGAAGTTTCGGAAGTCCTCCGCCTGTCCTTCTGTGAGGCCCATTATTTTTGCCCACTCTTTGAACTTGTCGTTATTGCTTCTAGCCCCTTTGAACTTCAAGTCGCTTAGATTTTCTTCCCACTTGTACTTATCGTCCTTACTCTTACCTTGATAGTTGTCTGTTGTATATTTGACACGGGAAGTCTTGGCAGCTTCTTTATAATTAATTTGACCGGAAGCGGCATCAGCCACCGCTTCCTTTTGCTTGTTTGCTTGGTCCTCATAGAAATAATCTAACCAATTCTTACCACCTGTCATATACTGCTTGCCAGGGTCCTTTGACTGAAACACACTGTCATTTTCCCAGTTCTTGTTAGAGTTCTCTTTCCATTTATCTTTCTTCTTTTTGTCAGCCATCGGGATTGTCCCTCCTTATCGTCCGCCTGTCAGCATCCTCATCTTGTCATAAGCTGTCAGGTATGGGGTATTTGCAATTGAATAAGAATTAGACCTGACCATGTTGCTGACAGTCGGGCTTAGGCTATTCCTTGCCCAGTTGTCAATCGGCGCTATAGTTGACACGTATCTCTGAGCAGGAGTTACTGCTTGTTTTGCTTTTGTTGCGTTGTAGTTTTGCAATTGCTTCGCTAGATTGCTTTGTTGTGCGGCTTTAAGGGCTGCGTCCTGCGCTGCCTTCTGTTGCGCCGCACGGGCTGCCGCCGCCCTAGCGGCCTCCTGCTTTCGGAGGGCTAAATCCTGCTCCTTGTACCAGTTTCCAATTTGGTCTTGATACTGACCGTAACGCTGATTATCTAGCGTGTTGAACCATGAACGCTCTTGACCTAACAAGCCGTAACCCTGTGACAGCAATTCCTGATACAGTTTTTCGGCAGTCGATTGACGTTCCTTTTCCACTTGCGCCAATGCTTCAGAAATACGCTGCACTTCGTTATTGTAGCGGTCTTTCTCTTTTGCTTTATTGTTGTTCGCATCACGATACAATCCAGCTAACACAGACTGTTGGTTCATACCTAAACGTAAGTCCTGGTCTGCCTGCATCCCTGCGTTAATACCGGAGTTCACTTGATTCTGCCGTTGCTTCAGGTAGTTTTGGAAGAAGTTATTCTCTGTTCCGATTACCCCGTCCTTCAGGCCACTGTTAATGTCACGGATCGTTTGGTCATACAAGGTTTGGTTTTGTCGGGATTGGTCATTGTACGCATTCCGCTGTCCTGACGCTACCGTTTCTGCCTGTTGGTCTGCATATCCCCTGTCAAACCTAAAACCGTATTTATTTGCTACGTCGTTGATAGAAGCGTTCTGCCACTTCAGGTTGTTCTGATGCTCCTGACTGGCGTTATATTGCTGTTGGTATGTTTCTAATGGAGTTGCCATAGTTTATCCCCTCCTTTACTTATTGCGCAGTGCGAAAACGAATATTATCTAAAAAGATGTATGAACTAAATGGAGTTTGTACCTCCACTACTCCATCACTACGAACTTGAATATTGCAACTACCGTTATCATGTGAGCAAGGAAAACGATATGTCTGCTCAGGTAGCCAACCATTAGGTAATTGAGTAATCCACGATCCTACACCAACCGAAATTGTGCCGCTTGGCTCAACTAGCCCTTTCATCGTTACAAAGCCTTTATCATCCTTATAAAGCGCAGGTGTTGTAAAAGTTCCACCTTGCGAATATGGGCGAAACCCATCCCATAGGGTCAGAGTGGTATAGCCTGTAAACCCTTTTTTAACGAAGTTGTTATCTGCGTCCGCTGTACTGTAAGCACCTACTTGAGCGGCGGTTACTCCGTGAGGATTGTCTGTTCTTGCGGCGTGGGTCTTTACACTCTGTACTTGCCATTGGCTGTTGGAACCTAACACATACAATAAGTCTTGGTCTGTGCGGTAGAAAACATCACCGATTGCAGGGGCAGGGCTTGTTGGAAAGGCAATCCCCGAAGGAACCCGTTTAATGGTTCCGCCTGATGCGTTCTTTAAGATAACCACGTCGTCGTCTGTACTGTTAACGGCAGTACGGATAATCTCTAGTTCCTGCATATATTCAGAAGCAGTGACCGTATCCCCGTCTTGCCACGCTTTGAATGTTCCGTCTGATATTCTAGCCATGTTCTCACTCCTTTACGGCTTTCGTAATTTATAAATGAATCCTAAACCTAACACGGTATTAGGTTTTGCTTCGCTATGCTCGATTTCCAATCGTACCTTACGGCATTTGCCTGACAACGATACGTAGTAAATACCGCTCTCCACGCTTCCAAATGCGGAACTTCCCATAATCCAAGAACCTAACACCGTTCCTGTTTCAATAGAAATATTCGGAGTCGCCTGCGTTGTCCATACCACTTCGCCTAGTTCATTGACACTGGCATAACTCGTATCCGGATTAACAATCGCCGCCCCGTCCGCATACACCCATAAAGACAATTTTGTTGCTGATGTTTGACCTAACAAAATCTGCAATTCTTTTAGTTTCTTATTGTTATAGGGAGCGTTGAAGTCGTAGTCTTTGAACACGTATCTGTCTGTGAACACATAGCCATCATCACTGTATACGCTGTTATCCATTTTTAGGATATAGGAAGTGTCCTGTGCTTGTCCATAGACTTCTCCTGAAAATTCATATAATCTATTAAAATTTAATTTAGGGGACTCGTCTTTTGTCCATACCCCGCGCTGATAGTAGAACCTAAACCGCTTCTGCTTCGATGGGAAGGTGAGTTGGTACTGACCGTCCGCCACACATGCACAAGCGTCCGTGTCACGCGGAATGACATTAGAAACTAACGTGTCAATCTTTTGTACGTTCACTCGACTTTCCGAATACCCTACCGACTTCAGGATATATACCCCTTCTAAACTAAGGAATCCGATGTAGTTCTCAAACACCTGCGCTGAGTAAGGAGCTATACACCCTACTGATGTACTGAGGTATACCCGCTGATAGTCATAAGGAGACTTCCCGTATAGTCCTTGAATGGTATGAGGCGTAAACGCAACAAGCATATCACGGAACTTCACAATAGCCGTTAGTTCCTCTTTCTCTTGGTTCTCAAACTTCAAGGTGTTCAGTGTTGGAATATAGTCAGGCCGGCTTAAATCCGAAATGTAAATCATGTCTTTTTGTTTCGGATCGCCGTATAAAATCACACGGTCCCAATGAAGCAGGATGCGATTGCATTGATGAACACCTGACGTATCCTCCACCTTGTTTTCGTCTAGTTCCTTGACGGTATATTTCGGAATCAAGTATTCCGTATATTTAACAGGGTCGGTCTCCCCCTGCATCCGCCCAGTACAGCGAATCTCGTAGTCTCCTACACCTAACAATGGGCTGATAGCCTTCCAAGAAGGATTAAAATCAAACATCAGCGTCCATGCTTCTACCCCAATCACACGGTATTCCCACTTGAACTCGGCTGTACCTGTGGCGGGTTTAGCGATATATACATTAAAGTCATTGTTCTTGTTCGCCACTCCGTACCGCTTTTGAATCGTGATTCCGGTGATTTGCAGGTATGCCGATGTGCTGTCTGAGATAAAGTTCGTCGGGTCGTCTGCAAGGGAGTTCGTTCCGATGTAGATAACCTCTAACGCTTCCGGACGGTACGGTGTGATAACCGCTGCTGTTGTTCCGTCATAGACGACAAACTTTGTGCCAGTTGCGATGTACAATTTGTCATTGTATTGAACGGCTTCTATTTGTCTAGTTGTTTGGAAACTAGCCAATCCTGTAATTGGTAGTTCCGCCCCGCCCTTGTACAGTTTACCGTTCACGGCGAGTATTTCTTCCATTGTCCCGTCCGTTTTAAAATATCTAAAGTAGCCTTGTGCTGTCCCCGAAACAGGCGGTGTTAGATGGCGAGACATTCCGCCCCTCCGTTTGGCAGGTCCGCGTTCGGCAAGGTCAACATTGGTCAAGTCTGTAAACTCGTTATCTTTTAAGTTATCATCCGACGTAACGGTATTTAATCCGCCTGAGAAGTCGTTGTAGGCTTCCATATGCTTCAGGTACGGTACGGGATTCATTTGTTGCTTTGCCATTGGTTAACCTCCTATCCTCATGGCGTAAAACTCCGGTGATGTTTCGTCTGTTGTTCGGTTAATGGTTATGGATGAAATGGAACTTTGGTAGGCGTAGCACTCCACATAGTCACCTGCATTGAAGTAGTAAATCGTACTAACATTTATGCTAGTCGCAATGGAGGAACTAACGGCTCCTAAAGCCTGTTCACCAATTACCTTTGTTCCGTTTCGTTTAATGCTAACCATTCGAACCCCCGACGCATTGGCGCTGAATTGAATGTTTGCGCCCACGATATAGTATCCTGCTGTGTTGAAGGTAATTCTTCCATTCGGTGAAGTCGTGTGCATGTTGTCTGTGTCGAATCGTTCAGCATCGAAACTAACCAATGTTGATGTGGAGGCAGGCAAACTTTGGTTCGCTGTGCCGTACACCCTGCATCCGATTGGTGCTGCTGCCGGCGGGGCCGTATTCTCTACGACACCACCATTAAAGATTAGGTTCGTTCCGTTGTCACTCAGCTTATCTAGCGTAGACTTATTGCTATGCGTGTGCAGGTCTGACGTATTTGCCTTCCCTGACAGCACCGTATCTAGCCCCGTTACCTCTGACGTTGCGTGAGTATGGGCAGAAGGAGCAAATGTACTCGGCTTTCCTGTAACTCCTGTCCACGCCACACTGTCGGCGGACACCGCACTGTTTACTTTACCGTCCCCGTCTGTATCGTAGGTGCTTTTCGACATGTCGCCTGTCCCGCCACCGCCTCCGCCGCCTGTTCCGATATCGGACTTCTTAGCTAGTTCCACGTTACCTGAAGGGGTTCCGACAAACATCTTACCATTAGAGGCCACGAAAGGCTCTCCATATTTTAAAGTAGATAATCTAGACTCGTCACCGCGCTTGAACCGAATTTCACCCACTACACCTCACCACCATCTACACCGGTATCCGTACTCGTTGTTGGAGGCGGGAAGTTGATTTCAGGTTCGTTTCCACTCCAGGAATAGTAGTTGCCTGTGTAGTCAGGTGCAAATGATGTTTGGATATCTGAAGCCTTGTATTGGGCAGGAATGGTGTATCGTGACTTAAACTCTGTCAGGTTGTCCTGAAATTCTCCGTAGGCATCCGAATATTCGAATTGAGAAGAATCCGTTTGCTTGATACGCCCGACAACAAAAGGAACTAACAACGCTCTCTGCCATGTTTCCGTAAACCCCGCGTACTCGGTGTTTAGTTCGTTCATATTGAAGAAGGGGAAGTTGGCCCCGCATTTTACGTTAATCCTGGCAACGGCATCGTTCACGAATCCGATGGCCTTATCGGTTGTAATCGTTTCGTCTGCAATCAAGTTCGCCTGCTGAATAATCTGTACCACGTTCATATTATCGCCTCCTTTATATAGAAAAAGAGGAAAGGGTATGCCCCTTCCCTCCTTTGGGATTAGCTATTTAGATTTTCAAGGTAATCATTTAACAATGCTTTATACGGAGCCGGAACATCATATTCCTTCCCGTCCACCGGAAGCACGATCATTGCGCCATTAATACCTAACGGAAGTGTAGGTCCAATATGCTTTTCCAGTGCTTTTGGAATTGAAGCCTTTACTAGCTTCTCCGCTTTTAAAGCGGCTGCTGCTTCTTTAATTTGCTTTTCTAAGTCCTTAATCGCAGTTTCCTTAACGGCCTGCGCTGTGGATTTAGTTGTATTTACTGCCATGAACTAAAACCCCTTTATCATAGTTTAGAGAAAGGGGCATATAGCCCCTGACTAAAATTAAGCGTTAGAAGGAACAGTTTCGATACGAACGATTGCTTCTTCTTTAAGACGCTTTGCAACGAAAGCATTGATTTTCCAACCGATAGTTTGACGCTGATTTAATGGGTCAGCCGTACCGGAAGAACCTAGCGCCTTGATGATAGTTTGAACATCGCCGTTACCGGAAATTTTAGTAACGCCGTATGCTTCTTCACCAATCATGACTGCGGAGTGTACGTTAGCACCGGCTGCACCTGCACCTGCGAACACTTTCCAGTTTTCCACTTCGATGAACTTGATGCCGTAAACGTCAGCAATTTCACCGTCAATGAAAGGCTTGTTGTTCTGAGCGATTTCGTATGCTTTGATGAATTTTGCATCATCTAACAAGTCGAAAGTAGTCTCAGGAGAAATGAATACTACATATTTTCCGCCAGCTAAAGGCTTTACTTTGTTCTTCTTCAGAGTCAAAGCAGCCTTACGGAATAGGTCAACAGTTGGCTTGTCCCCTGCAGCAAGAGTCACACGGGATACACGTCCGCCTGCGTATACTACGTTAGTTCCGCCGTGTAGAACGTCACGAACTAAAGTGTCCTTTGTTTCAGCAGCCTGAACGCCTTGCTCTTTTGTGTACTCAGCAACAATTGGGTCTACCTGTTGGAAGTCAACAACATCGGAAAATTCGATGAAGTCCCCGTATTGTGCAGTAGTGGCAGAGATAGCTGTTACAGTTGCTGTGTTCCCTGTAGGTGTTACACCTTCAGTTAATGGAGTAGTAGCCGGAGCCAAAACACCGATCTTACGGAAGTTGATTGTGTCACCTGCGTTCTTAGGCATTGGGCGAGTTTGTGCAAAACGCTCATGGTCAAAAGAACGGAAGCGTAAAGTTTTTAATAATAGCTTGTCATAAAACGCAGCCGGTTTCGTAGCGACGGAACCTGTACCAGTATTAATGACACCAGTAGTTTGAGTTGCCATAGGAAATCACTCCTTGTTTAGTTATTTTTATGATGGAGCGTTCCCGTTGCTCTTTATAACCTAATATCTAAACGCTTTAGTTCCGCGTCGAAATCTTCGTCAGACCAATCGCTTGTATTAGGTGGGGAAACGCTATTTCCATTTCCAATTGAAGCGTTCTCCTGTCGTTTACGTTTGTCCTCTAGGCTTTTTTGAACGGCTTTTTCCGTTTCCTGCTGGATAATCTTATCCAGGTTAGCGGCACGGTAAAACTTCTCGAAGTTGAAATTGTCGTTTGTTCTTGGGTCAATGCCTGATTCCATCATTTCCTGCATCGCTGCTCGGATATCTTCCTCAGCCGCACCGTACTTAGAACTAACCGCTTCTACTTGTGCGTTAAAGCGTTCTGCTCGTAGCGCTTCTCTAGCTTGAGTACTTTCACTCTCTAGCGAGTGCAGTCTCTTGAGAACATCTACAGGAACGTTCTGCTTTTCCGCTTCTGTTTGAAGTTTACGTTCTTCATACCTAGACAGTAAATCGTCAGGTGATACGCCGCCTTCTTCGGCTAAACGTTGAATAAATTCAGCATACTTACGGTTTTCTTCGGCTTGCCTGCGTAATTGGGCGAAAGCTGCATTCCGTTTTTCTGCATCAGGATCGTTCGGGTTAGTTTGTTCTTCAGCAGGCTGTTCTTCCTGCTCCACTTCTTCTGCTTCTTGACCGGCTTCAGGCTCAGTCTCGACAGTTTCTTCGTCTTGCCATTCTTTCTCAAATGCCTCTAATTCGGATTCAAAATCTAATACTTCATTATCTTCCATACTTCTTCTCCTTACGCCTGGATTTCTATGGGGCAGGTCAGCGATTCCCGCCTTGCAATTAAATCAACTAGTAGATAAGCGCTAACTCTAGTAAAAGGTGTTTGGACCACCCACTTACCTACTCTTATTCTATCAACTATGAAAAAATTGTCAATAGATTACAAGGTGAAATGTGCAAATTATTTCACAGTTTCTTTTGGTGACTGTGAAAGTTTTTGCTTATGGGATTCTTGCGACTGAACTAACGAATTTTGGTGGTTGTCCTGAGACTGCTGTAGCTTTAATTGATGGTCAGCTTGCGACTGTTGCAGTTTCATTTCATGTTCCTGTGCCTTCATTCCTAGTTCCTGACGCTTCATTTCGAGATTCATAGCGTGTTCCTGTTGCCTCATTTCCAGTTCAGCCTGCGGTCCTGCCATCAAAGGAACTAACTGAGCGAGTGCCTGCGCAATCTGAAGCATGGTTTGTGCTTTTACAGGTACAGACAACACAGCGTCGTTACGTACTTCCAACGCAAACATCGCATACTCATTGATTAACTGTTCGTTCATTTATAACCACCTCCACCATTTACTATGTCTTTGGTACTCGACTGGAAGGTCACGTTCATACCTAAACCACACTATCCAGTTATCGAAACAACTATAGATGTATAGCAGAACTAGCGATGCGCCGAACCCTAGTAAGGCATCCATCATAAGCCTGTTCCCGCCTGAGCTGCTTGCACGTTATTTGCGTTTGATGTGCTTCCCATCGCTTCATTTCCGCCTTCCATTTGAGCCAAAGCATCTAAGGCAGCCTGCTGGACTTCCTGCGGAGAAGCACCCTGTGACAGCATATTGAATGACATATCCAGGATTTGAGTCAGTTCTTGTTCCTTGTTTTTCATTTCGTCCATGTTCATACGCTCGATGATTTGGTCCGTGTTAGAGAACTGCATCATTTTGACTGCTTCCTGCGGTGTAACAATCGGTGTCTTGAATCCGTATTGTCCCTGCATGTTCAACAGTTCCTTCGCATCCTGCATTTCCTTCAGACGAGTAAGCGGAGCTTTAGAACTAACATCTACGAAAATATCATACTCTAAATCAGCGAATTCCGAACCTTTGAACGGTACAAACGTGTAATCGTTCGGGTTTTTACCCATGATACGGATTTGCCGTTCTTCGGTATAGTACGTCACCATGAAGTCGATAATGAGTTTGCTTAGGTCCTCAATGTACAATTCAATGTCGTACATTTGGTCTTTGTCTCGCATGGTTGCCCGTTCAATCAAGGAGTTAACCCCTGTTGAAGTCTGAAGTGATCCAACGGCTTGTCCCATATACGCCTCGTTCATACCGGTGATTTCACGGATATTTGCCTTTGCGTTTTCCAACAAACTAAACAAAGTCTGTGGAACCTGCGGAACCTCTACATATCTAATCGCGTCGTTACCTGGCATGTTCGATGTGTAGGTATGTCCTGGTGCGTTTCCGTATTTCGCCACTTCCATAGGGTCAATACCTGACTGAGCGTGGACGACTTTCTGCGGATTCTGCATCAGTGTACCAATCATCGCAATAATGGATTCCACTTTATTGATAATCTTCTGATTATCTAAGATAAATTCACAGGTTGACATAGGCCAAAAATCCTGACGCTGCGGATAGTCAGACAGCATCGCAAACGGATATCGGTTCGGTTTTAGGTCCTGTGAGTGTACGATTTTGTCGCCTGCTAGGTATGTGACGGTATAGGTATATCCGCCTTCATTGTTTGGTTTCCTCTCATAGAAACTAAGGAAGTTGACCAATCCTGACGTTTCGGTCACGTAGTCACGGTTGTAGATTTCCCCTCTATCCTCTGGAATGTTCTCGCCTGACTCTACCCCTTCTGTCTTGAACTTCGGATGGTTCTTTACCCAGCTTTCAGGTTTTCTCTCCATTACGCAAACGTATTCGCAGTCCTCTAAACAGAAAGCATTCGGATCGGGGAAGAAACTAGCAGGGTCTATCTCACGGATACGGATTTCGCCCTCGTAATGGTATCCCTTATCACCTAACACCGTCGTACCCATACGGCCTTCTTTGTATTCATCCCAAAACACATGAGCGAATCCAGGACCTAACAGCTTGGATGTTTCGACGTTTTGGCGGACTACCTTCCGGCCTTTAATGCGTTCCCATGTATCTTGAAATGCTTTGTCCAGCATATCCACACGTTCTCTACCCGCCGGAGATACAGCCCGTAATTTACCTGTTGGATTGTCAATCGAGAGTGCAGCGCGTTTTGTGTACTTAACTAAATGCACAAAGTTTGTGACAGGCTTAGGCAGCCACGGCGGAGCATTCTGTAGGTCCCACTGTTGGTTTCTGTCGTAGGCATCTAACTCCTTCATGATTTCTTCGCGCCTTTGTTTCTTGTTCTTGGCCTTACGGAATTTCGCTAATATCTCTTGCGCTCGCTTTTTGCTAGTATCCATTTAGTCACCGCCTTAAAATTGATTATACCCATTTGTCTGCTTGTAGTAGTTCTGCACATCGGCAGGCAATTGTTTTGCTAACGATTCATTGTACGCCTTTGGCTTATCCACATTATCCACAGGCTTATGCACAATGTTGATGGTAATACCCTTATTAATAAGTCCTGCAATAAGACCTATAAAAAATGCTGCTACTAAAGCAATCTCCATTCGTTTCCCTCCTAGTAATAAAGCCATGCGTTATGTCCAGGTGACTTCTTTTCCTCTGTTTGCAAGGCGAACGGGATATGACCGTCCTCCGTTTTGCCTTTCCAATCCCTTGAATGGTACGACTTCTGTTTTAGTTGCTCCACATCGTCCGGCAATTCGTTGATTAAATATCTAAGCGAGTCCATGGCATGGTTGTCCTTGTCGATTGGCTTATTGTCCGGATTCTTGTCGGAGTCCATTTCTAACGGCTTGTATTTATAGTTAAGTCCTTCGCGAATCGTGTTCACGCAGGAACTAAAGATTTTCAAACGACCTAACGAAAAGTAGGCGCTCACTTTTGCAATACCCGCATCAATACGGTTGTTTCCGTCCTTGAACCATAACCCATACTCCGCATAATGGTCAAAGATGGAACGCATGTCATTGTTGCCTCGTCGCTTACCGGCAGGGTCCCCAACTAAGAACCTAAGACGACCATACGGTACTTTTTCCACCATTCCCTTCATCTGTTTCGCGTTCTCCGGAATTGGCAGCCCTGACTTGTAATGCTCGTCGTAGATGTACACAATCCCCGTATCAGGGTCGATGGCCCCCATTAGAAGTACGGTAGCATCCCGTATACCAAAGTCAGATGATCCTGCTCGCTCCCAATGCTTCGGTATTTCAAACGGCTTTACGATATGGTCGCCAAAGTTTTGGTACACTGCTCCTTCTGCATAGTCGAAGGAAGCATTCAGGTAGCGCTCAATCCACCAGTGCGGCTTCCCGTGCGCTGTGGTATGGAAGTAATCCGGCGGCAGGTATTTGTTCAGCCTTGTGGAGGCGATATGAACTGAAATGTTCGGGTTCTTGTCCTCCGGCGGAACAAAGTAATTCCGTTCTGAACCGTAAATCTTATCTGCCTTCAAGAGAAATTCCGTCCTCACATGGCCTAAGTCAGGGTTGGAGGACAGAATCATTTGATGGTACTGCGTTGCATGATTCCGCAAACGTGTCTGTAACTGAACGATATAGTCATAGTTTACCTCTGACGCTTCCTCAATCCATACGTAGCACAAGTTCAAGGACCTAGCCTTACCGGAATCATCCAGCGGTCTGAATAGAATACGATGCCCATTCGTCAAGTCAATGTAGTTCTTCTGAATGGAATAGTTGTCTATTAAACTAGGATGAAGCATACTCATGAAATCCTTTTTGGCAGTTTGTTCTAACTGCGGCAATGTATTGGCCCCTATTAAACTAGTGCCGTTAGGTGTTGAAGTCGTCAGTTTAACCATTTCGGCAGCACATGTAGAAGTTTTAGCCGATCCATAACCTCCAAAGAACGCTTTGAACTTATGACCGTCCGCATGGAACCGTGCTTGGTGAGGCATCGGGGTATAGCAGAAAAGGAGGGCGTTGCACTCGTTACAACGCAACCACCAATCTCCACAGTCCGGCGCTTCAATGTAGTGACCGATTTTACAATTATCGCACGTTTTCTTTAAGTATGGTTTTTGCATCGCTGAAGTCATACGCTCTCCCCCTTTCTACCGTTTTGCATACAACAACCGTTTAGCTTGTTTTAACAACGGATTGCGCCCGCCGTATAAGGTTGCCTCATTCGAAAGTTGGTATAACTGCGGACGGATGAAATCGAATGTGCCTGTTAGCCCCCCTGTAGAACCGTTATCAATACCAATTCGCATCCTTTTAGCTGTTCCTAGAGTTGTCACCGTCTTGGAAAGGATGTTTATGTTATAGTTCGCTTGAATAGTGTTTCCATTAGTGTCAAACACTTCGTAAAATAACCTTACGCCGGAATCAATTTTCAACAAATAATTCGTATTTGGCAATACGTCAATTGTTATCAACGATGTTTGCGTTAAAGCCGTAGCATCCAACCGCCCCACATCACGTCCCAACACACGGAAATTGCTGTGCAAACTCCAACGTGCATCCTCAAACGATGGGATTAAGTTTTTAGCGTTCGGTATGAGTTTATCCGATACGAGATTGCTAGGGTTTTCAAAGTCGTATTGAGCGACTACTTGCCCCGCTAGGTAGCAGGTGACTTTGTATAGGATGCCTTTTAAAAATTGTTGTGCATTATACCTTGAAAAAATAGTTACATCATCCGTGAAAGATGAAAGAACTGCTTTTACCTTTGTTCTCTGTCCCTTTGGAATATCAGCCCAAGACCTAGAACTCGATTTATCAACACCATCTACAAGAAAATTCGTTATATTCGGCCCAACATAATACGGACTGTTAGAACTCCAAATATAGCCGTTAGTAGTTCCAAGTCTAGTATCAAGTAAATAATAATTGGGTTGTGCTTGCACCGAATCAATCAAACACTCAATCTCAATCGCATCCATGGTCATAGATGGCAATTGCACGTAATTGGACACGCCATCCATGAGTAAGCCTGTTTTGGCTTTCGGTAAGACGAGTTGATATGGTTCGTATGGTGTGGCGGTTGAGCCTTCTTCAATCTGTATATTTCGCACTTTCCTAACTATTCCATCATTTGTATTATTTCTGAATTTGACGTTAAACACTTTTTCAGAACCGGCAGTAAAGGTGTACGGATTGGAAGAAATAATTTGTGTGCTAGCCCCGTCCAAAGCCCTATAAAAGCACCCTGTATCCCCTTCGTAACTTAACGTATAAGTCTTACCTGTAACAACAGGAAAAGCATATTCGTTATAACCGGCGTTATAAGGCATTGAGATTTCCCCATTAATGACCGTTACACCAGCTTGAATTGTCCAACCTCCGCTAGTTGGAGAGGGTAACAAATTCTTCTTCGGCACGTACCGCATCGGCTTTTTATTCACCTGTACGGCATCATTTATAACTGTTCCCTCGGTTATTAATAAAGGCGTTTTCTCGTTAGCGTTTGATAAATAAACAACTAAATAACTAGCACCATTTCCGCTGTTAATAGTAACAGAAGTATTCGAACCCCCGTCTATAAACGCTATCGCATTTGTTCCATTCGCTAACGAATTGTACGACCCGACCGCAAACCTGTTTGAACTTCCATACTTTTTAACAGTGTAGTTTGTATTCGGTTTTATAGAAACAACTACACAAATAGTCCCCGCTGTACCTGTTTGGAGTTGTCCAATAGTCCCTCCAACAGCTATATTCATGGATTCTGTATATAAACCCTTGAACAAATTGTTAGTAAATATCGGCTGAACCATCCGAGCATCCGAAGCCGTTTTCTTGCTGTACGGGGCTGGGATGGAACCCATGTTGAGCATTGGGCGTTTGAAGGTAAATGTGCCTGCTCCACTTGTTTGATTGGTTAAAATTACCCTAACGTAATTTGCTGTTGAAGGTGTTGTGATAGTTATTGAACCTGTATTAATTAAAGTTGAGCTAGATATATAGGTTTTTGAACTATTTAAATAATCTATATACCCTTTCCCATTAGTGTTTTCACCAATAAAGTTGAGTGTATATTGTGTACTAGGTAAGCAAGGAATATCAATGTAACTATTTTGATAATTCGCTGTCGCATTCAGCACCAACGTTTCATCATCCACCGCCACTGCATTAGCGTGTAACGTCCACTTCCCGCTTAAAAACCCGTCAATCCCGTTTATCGTGAGTTTCGGCAAAGGCTTTTGCACGAGTTCTATGCTGTCGATGATGATATCAGCCGTTCCCATATACGTTGAAATTTGAAGATAATTTGAACTAGACGTACTATTAATCTCAAATGAAATTATTTTATAGTCGTTTGTTAAAGTATAACGATTATCAAAACCTGTCCCAAAAACACGTAATGTAGAACCAGTTGGGGATTTAGCCTTTAAAGTAATCAAGAAATTCCCGATTCCCATATAAGCTGATTGAGCAACGGACATCGGATTATAACTAGTCGGCTTTCCTGATAATCGCCAAATATTTATCGCCATATCTAAACACCTTCTTCCGGCGTTGGTTCTCCTTCAATTGGAGTTTGTTGCTCCACCATGGCAAGGGCTTCTTCCTGACTCTCTGCCACTTCCACGATATCCCCGTTTGCAAGCGTGATGTACGCCACCCCGCCTGGCTCGTCAATTAACATTTCTTTTCCTGTCCATGCACTGATTACGATTGGCATATTAACTCACTCCTTTTATAAGAATGTTACGAAACCGAATAAATTAAAGTTCGTTTGTGCTGTACCACCATTCACATAGTTAAAACGTACATAACGCAAAAGAATTTTTACATCAATCGGTGTATTTGTTGCCGCGTTTACAGTAATTGCATTTAAATTAAACCAGTTCGTCCCATCAACGGATTGTTGGACGTTCAATGTACCGCCAACGTTTGATTGGACTAAACCCGTCAACCAAGTATAGTTCACACCGTCCGCCATCGTATCGAAACTAGCGCCTGTATAGGTTGCCGAAGCACCTAAAGCAGTTGTATTATTCTCGATTTGCACCTTTGCTTGTGCCTGCTTGTCCATTGGAGCCATTGAGTTTGAGTCAGGCGAATTTGCGCTGTATACCTGATACGCGTTGGAGCCATCTTCCATGTAAACGATTGATCCGCTTTTTGTTGGCATTTTTATTTCACTCCTTAGAGAAAAAGTCTAGTATTCTACTAAAATAATATGATATACTAGTAAGTTTGTCTATAGTAAATCCGCATCCTGCGCTAGTTGTCCCCTGAAATTTTTAGATAGAGTGACAATATTTGCGTATGGTTTGTTCCTGAAGTGTTCAATTGAAGGAACTAACGCGCTTTGACTTGGGTTTTTAAGATCAATCTGCCCTGAATGGCCTTCGATAATTACCTTTGTAGAGTCGTGAACCCTTGTCAGAATCTTCTTCATTTGCGGAATGGTCCCGTTTTGGCTTTCTGCAACAATGAGAGTGGTATCTTTTAGGTTCGTACCGCGCATAAATGTGTGGGAAATGGCGTGAATCCACGCTTTACCTGACATATTTTCCGCTGAAAAGATCGCTTTTTCAGGTGATTCCCCCATTTCATCCAGTGCGTCGTACAAAGGAACTAAGTAAGCCTGTTCTTTCTCCTTTTGCGTACCTGGACGATGGCCCATCTTATCTTCTTCTACCGGAAAAAACACATAGGTGAGTGTTTTACCTAGCAATTTTGCTGCCATTACCGCGATGGTTGTTTTTCCGCAACCGGCTGGAGCGTTCACGATGGTCATTTGGTTGTTCTGAATAGAGTTAATGTACTGCCATTGCTCGGCTGTAAATTTGTTCGCGTATCCCCACCACATGTTATCCTTCATCACTCACCATCTACCTCCCCGATGATTCCTTTATCCAAGAGAAAATCAAAGACAATGCCAGCCATTTCTTCGACTTCTTCACGGATGGGTGCGTATCCTGCTTCTATCAATCTTGTAAATAAGTATTCATAGATTTCTTCGTCTGATACGTATACTTCTTCATTCATCGGGAATCCCCCTTTATTGGTCGTCTAAATCGTCGTACGGAGTTGTTCGTCTAGGAACTAACATGGCTTGTTCTTCAAAAGGAGATTTCTTAGGTAAGGAACTAACCAGTTTATTCACTCGTTTAAGTCCGGCTATTTCCTTCTTTAATGAGTTTATTTCTTCGTCCTTAGCATCTAACAACTCCTTCAGCCCTACTAGGTAGTGTGTTAAGTCAACGGTTTCCTCTAAGGCGTGGTTTAGAAGCTGTTCAGGTGTCCATGAATGCGGGTTAAAAGGTTCGGGATACTTCTGTAAGCCCTTTAGTATTTGAGCATTTTGGGTTTTCTGCCAAAGTTCTTTGGCTTTCTCGTAGAATGGTGTCATTATTTTTTACCTCTTTTCAATCTGCATTCCCATTCTGACAGTAAATCAGCGAGCAGGAATACCAATATAAGTAACGGAGAGATTAGTATACCTAGTAATCTAACGATTGATAGGAGCATTATGTTCCTCCTTGTTTCGGTTTGTTTCAGGTATGAAAGTCAGAACGATCTTTTCGTTTTGTTTTTGTGCATCGTTGATTAGTTTACTTTTTTCCAGTACTGCTTTTAAGGCTGCGACTTCTGTTCCGGACGCATTACCTAACCTGGCGAGGGCGCTTCGGGCTTCTGCTTCTGCGATGGCGGCTAGTTCCGTTTCGATGAACAGATGATTGTCCCGAAGGAACTTCCGCCATTCCGTAGGCGTATGACCGTAGTCTCTCGCGAGGGTGTAGTGGTCCTTGTACAAGGTATCCGGAAGGTACTTATTGAAGATTTCCTCTATTGTTAACTGTTGTTGCGGGTCGTAGAACACATGTTCACCTTCTTTTCCACTGTGTCATTTGATTCTATTATAGCATAATATTGGAAGAATTGATAGACTTGCGTAATCCTATTCTTCTATTTTTACAGGTTTTCCGTAGGCTTCTGCTATTTCTTCTATCTCGTTTTCAAATGGTGGCCAGTATAGTTTATTGTTGAACTCCATTGTACACGCGAATGGTATTAGTTTCCCATCAGCATCATAATGGGGGATTGATCCAGGAAGTAGTTCCCATTCCACTACACCATCCGTGAATTTTGTGGATTCTTTGACTACGTCCCCTCTGTAAGCAGGTTTCCTAAGAAGGTAAAAATCTTCTTTCTTTTCGTTTTGGTACTCATCATCTAACGGGCTAGGGTATTTCTTTGGAGCGTAAGTATTACTAGTACTATCAGTAGTAGGACTAGTAGATGTAATAGTTGTAGTAGCTGTAGTATCTGTATTAACTTTAGTACGAGTATTATAAGTAGTAGGTGTAGTATTAGTAGTAATTGTATTAGTAGTATTACTTGTAATATAAGACTCTAGGGCTTTGATTACGACTTCTTTTAGGGTTGTACCGTTCTGAAAAGCGTGTAGTTTAGCGCTATTCATGAGTTCTTCGGTGATGGGGATTTGCAATTTCTTCATAAGTATTCCTCCTATTATTTGTATTACTTATACTTATTATACTACTAGTAGTACTAGTATTACAACTAGTATTTGTAATAATTATAATAGAAATAATAGAAGTATTAGTAGGATTCCTGTTTTTAAAGTACCCCACGGGTCGAAAATTTCTGGAAAACTTCAGGAGTATGCACTAATATATCCACACGAGCGCGAACCCGCGCATGATCAGGTACCTTTCACGGGTCCAGGGGCGGGTCTAGTATCTCAGACCATATATAGCTAGTAAACTAAAACAAAAATAATCTTTATAGTAGGGAATAGAGAAGGGAATGAGGGCATAAGGGAATAGAGTGATAGAAAGATACCTAAAAGATCTTTTAATACCTTCTAGTACCTAAACATCAGAAAACAACTAGAAAGCCTGTAAGGTGGCAAAGAATGCGTTAGAACATTCCCTATAGGAAGAAACACGGAAATTTAGCGATCCCGAAAAAAGTTTTGCAAAAAGTGTTGACACTTGATAGCACACAATGCTATTCTAAATTCAAGGCAAGCGGAACCGCCTAAAAAACTAACCGAAAAGGATGATGAATGATGTACAAAACCATGACAACAGCTGAATTATTAGCAGAGAAAAGCCACATGGAGCAATTGGGCTATGTGGGGGACGTTCAATTGCTGGAGATCACGGAAGAACTAAACAAAAGGAGAGCGGACCACATCAGTATCACCGCTGAGCCTGCCAAACACACAGAAATAGCCCTAGAAGCGCCTTTAGAGATTTCCTATACCAAGAACGCAAGGGCTGTTATTTTCAGTGATAGAATCGAGTTTTATGGCCGTGAAGCCGGCGAAAAGAAACGTACTCTCTCAATAGGTGAACTATACCAAGATACACACCTGCTCAGCTTCTATAAAAGCGAATATCTAAGCAACGGAATTAAGGCAAGGGTAATGAATACTTTAAACGGTATGAAATAAATAGCTAAAACAGGTCAATCCCTATGGGATTGATCTTTTTTTTTGTATTAGTTGTATTACTTGTAATAGGAGTAGTACCCTTATTTAGAATGATTCTAATTTGCTATCCTTTAGTGGAGTAAAGAATAATAGCATCCATTACGAGGGTTCCCAAAAATGGCTTGCTTTGAAAAA